GGTGAAAAGATGCGTAAGCCCGGAAGCACTGGAGCGCCTACAGCAAAGGCTTTTAGAAAAGCAGCTAAGACGGCAAAGAAGAAATGAAGAACGCGAAGCACTACACCAAGGCAGGGAAATTGTGGACAGGCGCAACTCACAAAATGCCTGACGGCTCTCTGCACACAGGAGCTAAACACACTACCTCTTCAGAGAAACTTTATCATCAAAAAGGAAAAGCAAATGCCATCAAACGTAGAAGCAAAAAATAAATATAAACTTGCCAAGTGGGACACCCTATCCTCAGCAGAGAAGGTTGCACAGGCTGCTCGTATGTCTCGTAAACAAGGCATCACCCCTCAAGCCTACGTCAAAGGTAAGCTAATGACCCCCGCTGACACAAAATTGTTGCGTGAGGCTACTAAAGGGAAAACCAATGCCACTCAAAAGCGGAAAAAGTAAGAAGGCAGTTAGTGCCAACATTCGCACCTTAGTGAAGGAAGGCAAGCCTCAGAAGCAAGCTATTGCTATAGCCCTACAAAAGGCTGGCAAGGCTAAACCAAGGAAGAAAAATGGCTGATTCATTTACAGATTTTGTGCAGAACCTATTCCCTAGTATGGGGCAAACGCGACAGCCGATGTTGACTGGGACATTTGCTGACCCGTCTTCTTACCGTTCTTCACCTGAAGCAGCAGCCTACTATGCTGACCCCTTTAGGAAACAAAACGCCATACAACAAGCCTCCCTTGATGCTGCGTTGAAGAAGAAACAAGCTGATGAGGCTGCACAACGTGTACAAGGGATGCTTTCAGGTGGAGATGCAGCAGAGACTGGTGACCTAAATCCGTATGTAGCTGCTTTTTTAGATTCTGAAACTGATGCTGAACGAGGTGCAAGGCTTGGTGCTTTTGGTAAAGCAGCGTTAGGTATGGTTACTGGGCTTCCAATATCTTCTGATTTTGCAACTATGGCTGGTCTAAATAGCACTGCCGGTATGCAAGGACAATTAGCAGCAATGTATGGAAACTACCTGACACAGCCAAGTATTGTTCAAAACATTATGAGTTCTGTTGCTCCGGGTCGTGTTGCTGCAATGGAAAACGCATATATGACAGCACTAAACCAACAAGCAGCACAAGAACGTGGTGGATGGGAAGCTGCTGCGGCTGCTGAACAAATGGCAGCATTAAACCAACAAGCAGCAGACGATTTAGCCGCTTGGAATGCCTATGAATCTTACAACACTGGAGACAGTGGTGGTGGCGGAATGTCTGCCTCTGATGTTGCCGCTGCTAGTTCTGACATGTCTTCTCTTGGCGACACCCAAGGCGCAGGAAGCTACTGGTAATGAAACACAGCGTAGGTAAAACAATCACCACCACTGGCAGCAATGTTGAGTTGTTCACTGTCCCTGCCGGGTATGTCGCTGAGGTGGAGACGTTGTTTATTTCCAACACCGCAGGTAGCACAGCCAGTGTCAGTGTGTTTTGGGAACATGCACACGATGCCACACATCAGATTTACATTATCAACGGATACAGCTTAAATAGTAAAGATTATCTATTATTTAGCGGCGGCTCAATTGTGCTGAAGGCTGGGGACAGTATCAAGGTGCAGACTAACACGTCAGGCATCTCTTACATTGCTACTTTTGACCTACGTAAAGAGTTTCCAATGTACACTTTTGATGGTGAATAAGGTTGACAAGATGCTACAGATGTGCTACACTCCTGAAATTGAGGAATAAAAATGACTTATTTACAACTTGTTAACGCCGTGTTACGCCGCCTACGAGAGAACGAGGTGGCTTCTGTTGCTTCTACATCATATTCCAAACTAATTGGCGATTTTGTCAACGAGGCTCGTCACCAAGTGCAGAGTGCTTGGGATTGGTCAGCATTACGCACCACCCTAACTGTAACCACTGCGGCTGACACTTTCAATTATGAGTTAAATGGTGCTAACAATAGGTCTTCTGTTCTGAACGTACTCAATGACACTTCAGATTGGGAGATGCAGTTGAAGGAAAGTGCTTGGTTTGACCGCCAGTTTTTAATGACTAACCCACAAAAAGGAGCACCTCTTTATTACAACTTCAACGGTGTAAGTGCTGATGGTGATGTACAAGTTGATTTGTTCCCTATACCTGATGGTGTTTACACGCTACGTTTTAACATGGTTGTGAGAAGCAGTGATTTGACATCAGACAGCGACACGGTTGTTGTTCCTACACGTCCCATCATCCTGTTGGCTACAGCTATGGCTATTGAAGAGCGTGGTGAAGATGGTGGTCAACAAAGTATTAACGCTTACCAAATGGGACAAAACGCTTTGGCAGATGAGATTGCATTTGACGATGCGCGTAGCCCTGAAGGAACTATTTGGTATACAGCATGAAGCAATTACAAAACGTATCTGTTGTTGCTCCGGGTTTCTATGGACTGAACACTCAGGACAGTAGTGTTACTTTATCCACCAACTTTGCATTGACAGCAGACAACTGCATCATTGATAAATATGGTAGGTTAGGCAGTCGTAAAGGTTGGACTATGGAAACCACTGACGGTAGCACTGAGCTTAGTGGAGCAACTGTCAAGTTTATGATGGAACACGTTAACAACGACAACAGTGTGGTGGTTCTATCAGGTGGTAACAACAAGGTGTTTTCAGGTGGTGTTGGTGCTGTATTAACAGACATTACGCCTAGTTTGTACACCATTACAGCAAACAACTGGAAAGGGGCTAGTCTTTATAGCCATGCCATGATTGTTCAGGACGGGTTTGAGCCTTTGGTGTACAACTCTACAAGCAGCCCTGTGTGCCAAACCATGACTGATTACACCAGCTTGACACAGAACTACTCCACTTCCTACCCACGGGATGTTATCGCCGCTTGGGGCAGGTTTTGGGCACACGACGGTGAGACGGTTTATTGGTCTACAGATATAGCTGACACCAACTTCCCTGCTTTCTATGGAGGCACCAGCGGTACGTTAAACATCTCTGCTGTGCTCCCTAACAACACGGACACTATTGTTGCACTAGCTGCCCACAACAACTTCCTTATCATATTCTGTAAAAACAACATTGTTCTCTATCAGAACGCAGACAACCCAATTGCTGGCGACTTCATTTTGTCAGATGTAATTCTTGGGGTTGGTTGTGTTGCTCGTGACAGTGTGCAGACAACTGGTAATGACATCATCTTCTTATCAGACACAGGTATTCGTTCGCTTGGTAGGCTTATTCAAGAGAAAAGTTTGCCGATGCGCGACCTGACTAAGAATATCAAAGACGACTTTATACAAACAGTAAGGACTGAACAGGGAATAACGGAAGACATGAGGCTTGTTCGCTCTGCTTATTCAGAACAAAACTCTTTCTATCTCATCTCTTTTCCTGCTTCTGATATTGTTTATTGTTTGGACATGCGGCAAGCCTTAGAAGATGGTTCTGCTCGTGTAACTCGTTGGGTTGATTATGAGGCAGGTTCTTTCCTGCGTAGACGCAACAGAGATTTGTTGATTGGTAAAACAAACGGTATTGGTAAATACACCGGGTATCAAGACAACGGGTCTAGTTACATCCTGCGCTACTACTCTAACCACATTGACATGCAGAACCCAACGATGGTCAAGATGTTGAAGCGCATCAAAGCCACTGTGGTTGGAGGAAACAATCAAGAGTTTATTGTTAAGGCTGGGTACGACTACCAAGGCACCACCTTCTCTTACCCTTTCACTATTGTTACTGGCAACATTGCTGAGTATGGGGTAGCAGAATATGGTGTTGATGAGTTCACAGTTGGTGTTCTCACAGATGATATTTCTGCCTCCACTGGTGGCGCTGGTAATGTAATACAAATTGGTTTTGAAACTGAAATTAGCAGCCAAGAGTTTAGCGTTCAACGGCTGGACATTTTTGTTAAGACAGGAAGGATAATTTAATGTCTGACTACACTAAAACAGTTAACTTTGCTGCTAAAGATGCACTTCCTAGCGGCGATACTGGCAAGATTGTTAAAGGTACTGAGATAAACACAGAGTTTGCCAACATTGAAACAGCAATTGCTTCTAAGGCAAACATCACTGCGCCTACTTTCTCAGGAACTGTAACCATTACTACGCTTGATGGGGCTACCATCAGTGGTGGCACTTACTAAGGAAAAAACATGGCTTTTGAATGGACCTCTCTTGTACCTCTTGTTGGCGGTTTATTAGCTGGCAGTCAAGCATCCGATGCTGGTGACCGAGCCGCTGCTGCTAATATTGAAGCTGCTAAGATTGCCGCAGATGCTGCACAGTTTCGTCCTTATGCGATTAGCACGGGATTTGGCACCTCCTACTTTGACCCCTCTAAGAGTCAGGCAGGGTATGAGATTGACCCGTTGTTGGCTGCTTTTAGGGACAAGTTTTACGGCACTGGTGCTCAATTCTTAGACCAAATACAAACTGACCCACAGGCTGCTGCTCAACAGTTTTATCAGCAACAGCAACAATTGATGGCTCCTCAACGTGAGTCAGAGGACATTGCGTTGCGCCAGCGTCAACTACAGCAAGGGCGTATTGGCTTGGGTCTAAGTGGTCAGGCTTTAGGTGCTGGTGCTCCTGGCATGGTTAATCCACAGCAGTATCAACGTGACCTAGCCCGTGCTCAAGCAGATGCCATGTTGGCACAACAAAGCCGACAACTTGCACAGGCTGAGATTGACAAGGCTATCTCTCGTGGCACCGGGTTGTTCCAAACTGGTCTTGGTGTTGAAGAACAAGCGTTGCGTCCTCTCACCATTGGTGCAGACATTGGCAGCAAGCAAGCTGTCTCAGGTGGTAATCAAGCACAAGCACTGTTGGCTGGCGGTCAAGGTGCTGCTCAGGCTAACTTAGCTGGCGGTATCGGTGCTGCTAACGCTTTGTTAGGTGGTATTCAAGGGTTTACTGGACTATTCGCCCCTCAACGTAAAACTACCGCATTTGGTTAATAAGGAATAAACATGGCTGATGGACTATTTTCATATAAAACTCCCGGGCAACTACAGCAGGACTACCTCGGTGGTCTTATGCAGCCAGTTGGAGGTGGTAATTTGTACAATCAGTTGGTGCAAACGATGTCTAACGCTGGGCGCATTGCTGGCTATGGTGCTGGACGTATGTTTGGTGGTCAAGTGCCCGGTGAAGAGAAGAACGCAGCAATTCAAAGTGTGTTTGAACAAGTTAAGGGTATTGCTGACCCAGTAGAGCAGTACAACAAAGCAGCTGAATTGTTTGCTCAGTCCGGGTTCCCTGACCTTGCTATGCAAGCACGTAAGACGGCACAGCAAGAGAAGTTGACTGGGCTTCAATTGCGTAAAACTACAGCAGAAGTAAAAGAAATTGAAGGTAAACCTGAACGAGAAGCCGCTGCCCTTACCTCAAGAACTAATATGCTTCGTGTTGCTGGCTTATCTCAAGAGGATGCGGCTATTTACGCAGAAGACGAGCAATTAACACGAGACATTGTTAAAGAGGCTAGAAAGCCCGGAGTACAAAAACTCACTTTTAAAACTGTTGGTGATAAAGTTGTTGCATTAGACAGTAAAGGTAACATTGTAAAAACAATTGGTGATGCGCCTGGTAAGCAAACTGTTAAAGTAGATGTTGTACTTGAACCTGCTAACACCACTGTAGACTTTTCTAAAAAATACGATTCTTTAGTTGAACCTGAAAGGAAGGCTCTCCAAAGCGCACAAGAAGCAAAAGCACTATTGAATGAGGCAACGGCGTCTAATAACGTATCTGCTTGGAACTCTGCAAGAACAGTTATAGCAAGAGCATTAGGAGATGGGCGTCTTTCAAATGCAGATATTGAACGATTAGGCGGTTCTGCTGGTTTGTTCCGTGCTGTTCAAGACATTGTTAGTAAAATGTTTACAGGCGTTCCTTCTGAAGAGACACAAGCTCAACTGTACAAAGTTGCTAGGATTATTGAACTTGCTAAAATTCAGCAGATAAATACCATAACAGACAAAGCACGAAAAATACATAAGAGAAAATTCTCTGAAGACCCAGACGAATTAGATTTACTATTTCCTAGAGTAAATGTTCCGCTTACTTCTTTACCGCAAAACTAATAAGGAAAAGCATGGAAACAATTGACGTTGAATTGCGAAACGGTATAGTTGTACCTAATGTACCTGCTAATTCTTCACAAGCAGACGTAAAACGTATTGCCCTTGAGCGCGGTCTGGCAACAGAGTCAGACTTTGACCCTTCTATTCCCCCTCCAAGTGGTTCCTTTGAGATGTCTCGTATGGGTCAACCTCAGCAACCACCTGAAGAAAAGAACATTTTGCAACGTGCTGCTGAGTTTATTGAAAGCCCTACTGGGCAAGCTACATTGATTGGCGCTGCTGCTGTTCCTCCTATGGCTGCTGTTGGTAGGGGTTTGACTGGTTTAGCTGGTTTGTATAGAGCAGGGCGTGGGGTTCAAGCAGCACCTTCTACGTTAGCCACCGTTGGTCGTTCAATGGTGCCTCAAACAGGAAAAGGTCTTGCTGGGGAAGCCGTTTTAGGTGGTCTTGGTGGTGCTGCCTCTTATGAAGCAGGACAAATGGTTCCTGAAGGTTCTTTGGGAGGTGCTGCGCGTCCTATGGCAGAGATGGTTGCAGGAGCAGCAGTTACTCTCCCGGCAATTGCACTTAAAAACGCCACCACTCTTTGGTTCAGCCGAGGTATGGGTCAGGAAGTTAAACAAGCTGGTATTGACATTGCTGATGACACAGGTGTGTTTCGTGCTGGTCGGATGATTGAGACAGCACAACAAGCCAATCCTAACTTAGTACCATCCATTCTTCGTGCTTCTGAAATAGAAAAGCGTACTGGTATCTCTTTACCTGTTTTAGCTGCCAGTGCAGGAGACACTACTATTTCTGCTTACGTTCTACGAGAGGCAGCTAACGTAGAAGACCCTGTGTTTGCCGCTAATTTGGCTGCTCAGTACAAAGCGGCAGAGGATGCGTTGAGGTTTGCCAAGAAGGGTCAAGCACCTACGATGGAAGAGGTGGACGCATTAGTTAAAAAGCGTTATGAAGAGGTGCAAACCAAGAATAACAAAGTTGTTAACATTGCTCGTTCTTTGAGTGAAGGACGCCGTGCAACAATTGAACGCCTAAACTTTGATATTCGCTCTGCCTCTGACCTGTCCAGCCAAGTTGCTGGTAAGGGTGATGTTGGTGCTCGGCTGTCTAATTTGATAGAAGCTAAAAGAGCCACGTTGATTAAAGAGTTTGAGCCTTTGTATGATGATGTTGTAAAAAACAACGAAGCCATTGGTATCTCTGTCCCCAAAGATGCTGTTAGAGGTTTGACGACATTTATCAGAGGTGAGGCTCAGGAAGAGGTGTTTAAGAAGTTTCCTTCTTTGTACTCTTCTGTGCAGCGTTTCTATGGTAGAAAATCTCCTGCTATAAACAAAGATGGGTCTGCCACGCTCAGTTCAATACATAGCTTGAGCAAGGAAGTTAATAAGGCATTGCGTCAAACTAGAGATGCTGACCAGCGCAGGATGCTCAGTGCGCTTAAGGGCGAAGTGGATAGGGCAATAGACAACACAGATGCTGCTTTCTCTGTTCCCTACCGTGAAATCAACAAGGAATATGCTTCACGTGTTGGTCTGCCTTTTAGTGAGCAGGGTGTTATAGACATCAACCGCGCTAAGTTTGTTGAGAATGGTGTTGATTCACTAACCAAGAACGCCTCCTCATTGAACGATGCTATGTCTGTTATTGGTGATAGACCTGAAGGCATTGAGATTGTTACAGATGCTTTCTTGTTTGATATAAGTAGGAATAAAACCATTGTTAGGACAGTTGGTGATGGTTCTTTTGAAATAAATCCTACGGCGTTGTCCCGCTACATTGCAGACAACAAAGAGAAGATTGACCTAGTTCCCGGTCTGCGTGAGCGACTAGAAGGGTTGAAGACAAACGTGTCTGACATGACTAACCGACGCGCCTTCTTGTTGGAGCAGGAAAAAGCTGCACAGATTAAGCAGACAGAGGACTACCTTGCTAAGGCTTACAATAAAACAGGTGGTCTAACTTCCATTGTATCAAAGGCTTTGAATAACCAAGCAGAAGCTGATGTGCTGATTGAGACGGTACGTAAAGACCCAACAGCATTGAACGCTATCAAAGGTGCTTTGGTTGACGCTTTAACGTCACTGCCGGGTAGTAGAAGTGAAATACTTGAAGAAAATACAAACCTGTTGTCTTCTGTGTTTGGTAAAGAGGGGTTGGAAAACCTTCGTGCTCTTACCGAAGCAAGTGAACGACTACGAGACTTCCCATTGGATTTAAAAGTGGACGTAAAACAGGCAGAGAAAAGCGCAATGGAAAAAGCAACTGGTGTTTCTTTCTCCACGGCTGCTGGTTATTTTAGGAACCAAGTTATCAGCGCACAACGGGCATTGATTAACATGTTCTCAATAGCTGCACAAAAAAGAATGTCAGACGCTCAACGTAGGGAACTGCGTAGAATGTTATTAGATAAAGAAGCTATTGCTGATGCTGCTAAGTTGATGAAAGACTTAGAACTTAACAAGGGCGGTATAGGTCAGAAAGGCTTAAACTTGCTCGGTAAACTTGTTAGCAACTACAAGTACGCTATTTATGGCGGGGCTGCTGGTACTATAGCGGCGGAGGCTCCATCAGTAGAGGATAAACCCGCTACCACGTTTGACCCTAATGACCCATTGTTACAAGGATGGGTAGGGGCTGTAGCGCCATAACTAAAAAGGGGACTATTAAGTCCCCTTCTTTTTAGTAAAACACTTCTTCGTCTATTTCATGGAAATCACCTATATAGATGGCAAGTAGAGGGAGACGAACAATGATGCCAACAAAGCCACCAAGTGTTTTCTCCTCTTCTCCATTCTCGTCTTCAACACCGATAACGTGAATGATATCCTCGTTGTGTTCAATGTCAAAGCCGAACCCATTTCGGAAGTTAAGTACCACTTTCATCGGATTGGACACGCGCCAGTTGCACACTCATCTTCATCCAGCCCAATGGTGGCTTCGTCAATCTGAGTGATTAGTGTTGTACGCGCCACAAGTGCTTCATACTCCTCCTTGCTAATCTCTTCCAGCGGGGCTTGCTTGAAGCCGTGCTCAGAATGTAAAAGGAAAGATAGGCTTTTGTGGTTGTTCTTGTAGTGCTTCTTTAGATACTTCCGAATCTCCGGCAGTTCCTCCTTACGGTAGTAGATGGTACAAGAAACGCTGTTATCACTCCAGTCCTTCTGTAGCTGTTTCACCACCTCAAGCTGGTCAATGGCGGTCATCTCAGCAGCCAGTCGCGTACCCTCGGGGAAGGCAAAAGGAAACGACACAACCACGGTGCTGTGGTCTTCAGAGCCATCAAAATTCAATTGATACTCTACGTCATAACCGTTCTGTCGGCACACGTCCACCAGCGGATGGTTGGATGCAATGCGGATACGGCGAATCATGTGCTGACTATACCCCGGATGGGCACCCGGTGTAACACCCGGCAACAACGACAACGTACCGCTGGGCTTAACAGTGGTCAGCTTCACCGACTTGTTAAACTCATGCTTGGCACTGTACCACTGGTCATAGGTTCGTAACTTCTTGTACGCCTCAGCCAACCAGCCCTTCTGCTCCTCAGTTGCCTGTAGGTAGCCAGTAACCCCAATCCCCATACGCATGTTCTTATGCACCACCTCTTCCGTCTCAGGGAGGTGACACGGCAGGTTCAGGCTGTGCTTGTTTATGCGATATAGCAACGTGGCAATGTCAACAAACTCATCAAACGAGGTGACGTTGGGCAGGTAAATCTCTGCGAGACAGCACGTTTCAAAGTTTGCTAGGCTTTGTTCTGCACACGGGTTGTAGCCCTGCACGTCCGGGTCAGGATAGGCGGTGTCCCCCAGTCGTCCTTCCTTGCGTGACAGGCGCAGGTTGATAAGCCCATAGGGTTCACCTTTGCCCTCGTAACCGTCCCAAAAGTACTCGTGCAGGTCGTTGATGTCGTTACACACCACGCTGTTGTTGGACATAGCCCGCCAGCTAGGGATGTTGCCCATGTCCCAACGCTTCGCAAGAAGATACTCAACATCATCCGGGTCACCAATGGCAATCTGTGCTGAACGGCGTACATTGCCAGCCACCACAATAGAGCCAATGATGTTCATGATGTCTAGCGCGTCCACTGGGCGTATTTTCTTGCCCGCTCTCTTCGTGAGGACATCGCTGATTTGAGCAATCCCTTTGCAAAGGA